GGCGTGCGAAAGATGATCGAGAGCGGGCAGGGCTTCAACCCCTGTCTGATGATGGTGGACGGCGAAGAGCCCGAGATCGAAGGTGGAGACACCCCCGAGACCGACCCCGACCCGAAGACCGGCAAGGACCGGCTCCACGGTTTGCGCGAAGCCAACAAGGCCGAGCGTGAGCGGGCGCAAGCCCTCCAGGCTGAGCTGGATGCCCTCAAGGCCGCCAACGCCGAGCGGGAGCGCAAGGCGAAGGAGGAGCAAGGCCAGTTCCAGGAGCTCTACCAGAGCGCCAGCACTGAGCTTGAGGCCGCCAAGGCGCAGCTTGCGGAGCTCCAGAAGCGGGAGACCGAGCGTCTGGAGCGGATCACTGCTCAGGCCGCTGAGGCTGCAAAGGCCCTGCCGGAAAACCTGCGGGCGCTGGTGCCGGAGGGGCTGAGCCCTGATGCCACGCTGGCCCAGGTGCAGAAGCTGCAAGCGCTGGCCGGGCAGTCCCCCACCGGGACGATGGGCGGCGGCGGAAAGCGCCCCACCAAGGTCCCTGACCACACCCCCGCCGAGAAGGCTGGGGCCGAAGACCTGATGCGGTCTCACCCGCTGATGGACTTTGACACCGCTCTCATGTCATTCCGAGCGCTGAACAAGAAGACTTGACCCCGGCCCATTTGGGCCACTTTCTACAAGAGAGGCCCAAATGGCTGACAACTACGGACTCAAGTACACCGTCCCCCGTGTCTCCTTCCTTCTGGATGCGGACACGGCAGACATCGACGAGGGCGATGCCCTCACCTTCACCGATGCCACCAGCGGCTACGTCAAGAAGGTGGACGCAGCAGCCGAGGCCGTGATGGGCTTCGCCATGCAGAAGGTGGACAGCCCCTCCAGCGATGGCGGTGCCTCCGTGCTGGTCGATACCTCCAAGGAGAGCGTCTACGAGTTCCCCGCCGACGCGGGTAGCGTGACCCAGGCCCTGGTCGGGGCCTCCCTGGACATCGGCGCCGATGGTCGCTCCATCGACATCAACGGCACCGTCACCGCTGACCTCGTGGTTGTTGGTGTGGACACCGACGCCAACACCTGTCTGGTCAAGCGCGCCTGAGCCTGAGCCTTCCCACACTTTGAGGGGCGAAGGCCCCAGGAGAGATCCAAATGGACGTGACCCACATTCCCGAGCTCGCAGTCAAGAGCGCCTACCCCGTGATGATGGAGCAGCACGCCGCAGTGCCCGGTGTCCGCGACCAGATCGCAGACATCCGCTTCATCGACGCCGGCACCATGTACGGCGACAAGGGCACCACCATCATCGGCGGTTCCCGCATGGAGGAGCGCGAGGACGGCGCTGGCTTCGCCCAGGACCGCATGGAGAAGGGCTGGACCTGGCAGATCAAGATCCGCAACTACGGTAAGGAGCTGCCCCTGGACAACCGTCTGGTCGAGGCGTCCACCAGCACCGAGATCGGCAACATCATCGCCGAGTGGGCCGCCAGCGTCGCCAAGAACAGCGCCTACCAGAAGGAGCAGTTTGTCGCTGACCTTCTCCAGAAGGGCACCCTGACCGCTGGTGACAGCATCTTTGACGGGTCCTTCCCCGGCAACGATGACCCCAACCCGCTGTTCATCTACGACGGGCTGCCCCTGTTCGACACCGCCCACACCATCAAGGTGGGCTCCGGCACCTACGCCAACCACGTCGCCTCTTCTGCCCTGACCTCGGCCAACCTGACCTCGGCCAAGGTCCTCATGCAGCAGACCAGCGCCGTGGACGACCGTGGCGAGCGGATCATGAACATGGCTCAGTCCATCATCGTGCCGCCCTCGATGGAGGCCACCGCCCGCGTCCTGCTGAACTCCCAGCAGCTTCCCGGCAGCCCCAACAACGACGTGAACATCCACCAGGGCACCCTGGGTCTGATCGTCAACCCCTTCCTGAGCGACACCGCCAGCGCCTCGGCTTGGTGGCTCAAGATGTCCGAGCCCGGCATCCGCTTCTATGAGCAGCGCGGCGGCCCCGCCGTCCGCGTCTACCAGAAGGAGGAGACCAACCAGACCATCGTGCAGCTCAACGACTACTGGGGTGGCGGCGCGACCAACTGGCGCGGCCTCGGAGCCTTCAACAAGGCTGCATCCTGATCTGACGGCGGTGGTGTGGTGGGCTTCGGTCCACCCGCCCCCACGTCCTCCCCGGCCTCGGTGGTGGGCTGGGAAGGACGAGAGGGCGAACCCAGGGAGACCCAATGGCCTTCACCTACGACCTGAGCACGGACGCGGGCAAGGTGCGCCTCAAGATTGGGGACACCGACGCGGCGGCCTACGTGTTTGAGGATGACGAGATCTCCTACTTCCTGACGGCGGGGGGCTCTGTCGATGGTGGGGCCATCGAGGCATTGCGGGCGCTGCTGACCTCCAGGTCCTACCGGATGAAGCGGGCCACGGTTCAGGGTGTCGCCTACGACGACACCGCCCAGGTTGCCGCTATCAAAGAGGCCCTGGCCCTGCTGGGTGGGGACATGCCCACGGTGGAGCTCACCACGTCCGGGCCGATGCCTTGGGAGCAGCGCCACTTTACTGAGGGTGGCCTGTGAACCTCCCCCGCTCGGCCCTGCTGGACTCCGTAGCGGAGGCGTCCCTGACCGCTGACGTGGATGGGCTGCTGACGCTGGGGGCTGCCCCGGTGTCTGTCTCGTTCGCCACGGACAGCGCGGCGGTGTTGCAGACGGACGGGACCTTCACCCGGACGACGGACACGGACACCATCACCGGGTTTCTGGCGCCGCTGACCTCCAAAGAGATCGACCAGACTCCGGGGGCCTTGGTTGGGGACTCGTGGCTGCTGTTCCCCATCGCGGACGTGTCGAGCGTCCCGGTGGTCCACAGCCGGGCCACCATCGGCTCCACGGTCTGGGAGGTGATGACCGTTGGCATTCCTCCCCTGAGCACCCACTATCGCCTGATGGTGCGCGCCCATGCTTGATGTGAAGGTGAACCAAGACGAGCTCAATCGGGAGATTCGGCACCTGCTGGCCCGAATGCCCGCAAAGCTCCGAGAGCCCGTCGTTAAGAAGTTGGCGTTTGACGTGCTCCAAGACGTGCAGGTCGGGATCTACACGGGCGGGTTCGGCAACCCACGCCGCGTTGACACCGGGCGCTACGTGGGCGGCTGGCGCATGGCTCAGGCCGACCTTGGGATGGGTTCTGTGGACACCCTCGGAGCCTTGCCTGGGGACGGCTATGCCGTAGTCACGACCACCATCGGAAAGACGGTAGCGGTCCTCACCAACGCGGTAGAGTACGCCTCCTACGTCGAGTACGGCACAACCAATATGAAGGCTGGCAACCACGTAGCGGTGGCCCTCCAGCGGGCGGGCGATGACGCATACCAGGTTGTGACCGAACTCATGCGCAAGACGTGGAAGGACTGATGGACGCTTCCAACCGACTGCGCAACGTGCGCCAGACGCTCTACACCTGGCTGGCCACCCTGACCCTCACCGGGACCCCTGCCGTGGTCGTGGATGGGGCTCCAGTGACCTTCAACGGGGCAACGGTCCGCTATCAGATTGAGCCGGTGTCCCAAGTCCTGGCCGCTGTTGATTCAACGGACAACACCTTGCGGGGGCGCGTGCTGCTGGTGGCCGACCTGTTCTTTCCCCTGCCGGGGATTGAGACGGCGGCGGGGATTTACGACCTTGACCAGACGGCTGACGATTTGCGGGATGCCCTCTCGCTGCTGAACGTCCCCTTGAATGACTACAGCGTAGACCCCAACAGCCCCACCACCCTGGACGGGGGGCATGTCCTGCGCTCCCTTGGTCCTGCTCAGTTCTCTCGCCTGTCCCATGTGGACGGCTACCAGCGCGCTCGCGTCTCCGTTGTGGTGATGTGGACGCCTACCAAACCGCATAGGAGGCCCCACATGGCCGATCTCGACTACGGCTCCAGTGTCCCGCCGTTCATCAAGGCGAACAAGTCCATCAGCCTGGAGGATGGAACCGGCACCCCCGTCACCCTGAGCATCACCGACTACACCGGCGAACTGATGGCCTCCGAGCCCCAGCGCGTCAGCGTGTCCTACAAGCCCAACGGGCGCCGCCCGGCCACGCCCGGCGTGCTGGAGACGGATGATCAGGAGATCGAGCTCACCCTCAAGATCGGTCTCAAGTCCTGGAAGGGCAGCACGACCCACACCCCGCTGGAGTTCATGCGCGGTGAGACGGTCAACGCTCAGGCGCTCACCAGCACCGGGGCCTTTGGCAAGTTCCTGTTCACCCTCGTCCACACCTACAACAACGGCACCACGTCCCAGACCGTCACCTACGAGTACGTGGAGTACGTCAGCGGGACCGAGACCGAGACGGACGGGATCATGTACATCGAGGCGACCTTGCGCGCTCACCAGAACGCGCCCACCTACGCCTGACCCTTAGCGGCGGGGGCTGACGCCCCACCGGGACCACCCGGCAGCCCTCGCCGCTTCACCCTTGGGGCAGTCCGTGGGAGGACACATCATGCGTGGATTCAAGAGCACCGCTACCGTCAACGTCACCATCGAGCGCCCCGGCGCCAGCGTCACCTTGGGGCTTGCCGCCCCGCCGTTTGGGTGGTGGCAGGGCCTCCAGGCCGCATACCCCAAGCCCGTCAAGTACGACAACAAGATGGAGGGCGGGGAGCGCGTCACCGTCGAGGTGCAGGACAAGGCTGGGGAGCGTGAGCGGTGGGACGACCTCGCCGCGCTGGCGCTCGGGAAGGCCCTGCACTGCGCTGGCGAGTTGGAGCAGAACTTCCCTGACCCCCTGCCGGACGTGGGAGGACTCAAGGCGCTGGCCGGGTCCATTCGGAAGGAGCTCGCCGCCGCAAACCTGCGGGACGCTGAGGTGTCCACGCTGGTCCAGGCTGCCCTGAACATCATCCAGGGAGACCTCCCCACCATTGAGGAGGCCAATGCAGCGGGAAACGACTGAGCCCCAGCCATGGCCGCTACACCCAGCGGGCTCTCTTGGTGCTGGCACTGGAAAGCTCCGGGTGCAAGACCGTGGCTGAGTTCGGGGCGCTCCCAGACAACGAGCGGGACCTTTGGGTGGGTAGAGCTCGGACCCGCATAGGCGAGATCACAGCCAACACCCATCCGCCCGAGCGGTAGGAGACATCATGCCCGGCTTTGACTTTGAGATTGGGGCAGACACATCCGCCTTTGAACAGGCGATGCAGAACGACATCCCCAACGCGGCAAAGCGGGCAGCCTCCAAGACTGCCAACGCGGTAGGGGCTGCCCTCAAGGCCGGGCTGGCTGGTGTCGCTGCTGCTGCCACCGCTGCGGGCGGGCTGGGGGCTGCGGTCATCAAGTCCGCGTCTGAGTTTGAGACCCTGAACATGCGGCTTGTGACCCTCATGGGGTCCACTTCTGAGGCCAAGGCCCGCATGGCTGAGCTTGCGGAGTTCGCCGCCGCTACCCCGTTCAGCCTGTCCGGGTTGACTGAGGCAGAGGCCACCCTGCGCGGCTTCGGCGCTGACGCTGAGGCAGCACTCCCCAAGGTGGCAGACCTTGCCGCCGCGATGGGGATGGACCTCGCAGAAGCATCGAGCGCGGTTGGCCGGGCATGGGCTGGCGGCGCTGGTGCGGCTGACGTGCTCCGAGAGCGGGGCGTGCTGGCCGCGATGGAGATGCGGACGGGCATCAAGGCCACGGAGATGTCCCTCACCGACTTCCGTAAGGAGCTGCTGGTCACCCTGGATGACTTTGAGGGCGGCGC